AGAATTATCAGAGACGTAGATAAAGCAATTCGTGATGTAACACCAGAGTATGATCGGATTATTTCCGATTATAACCAGAAATTCAAACCAAAGTATCTGGAAGAATCAAATGATGAGACTTTATGTTATACTGATGAATGCAAAGCACTTGCCCCACCAATGAGAATCTGTGCTTCTTGGGTTGACAGCTGCACTCAAGACTGATAGAATATAAAAGTTGAGGGCTCATAGTTAAATGGATATAACCCGATCCTTCTAAGATTGCGTTCTTGGTTCGATTCCAAGTGAGCCTGTTGGAGTATAATGCTCCATATATAAAATGATAGAGGGTAAGTCCCTGTTATATTCTTATGAGATATATCACACTTACTCCATCATGCCGTTGATCGATCAACGGCAAACATGGGCGAATAGCTCAGCGGTAGCAGCGTCTCCTTTACACGGAGGATGTCGGGGGTTCGAATCCCTCTTCGCCCACTTATAAATATTTCAAAAAAATAATGGACGAGTTATACCAACTACTTCATAAGGCACAGACGAGTCTCTTTTGTTTATTTCAAAAGACTTGGGTATATCATTGGAATGTTGTAGGTTCTGACTTTTATCAACTTCACGAATTGTTTGGTGAACAATACAATACAATGTTTGGTGAGATTGATAGAATTACTGAGCACATGCGTTATCTTCGCATGAAAGCAATTGGGCCTATCAGTCGTGTTATTGAAACTTCAGATCTGCCTGAAGCATCTAATTCTCCAACTGCAGAAGCAATGGTAAGTCAATTGCTTGCAGATAATAAATCATTCTGTGATATGTGTGCTAAAATTTCTGAAGAATCAGAAAAACAAAAGTCTTATGCGACTGCAAATATGATTCAAGATCTTATGGAGTCGCATGGTAAGTTTGTTTGGATGTTAAGATCGTTTTTAAAGGAATGAGTCATGATCTCCATAAGATGCAAAAATTGCAATAAAGAATTATTAGGACACGCAACGAAAGCAGTATCTTGCGGTTGTTCAAATATGGCAACAATTCGCGGTGATAAGATTTCTGCAGTTGACTTAAGTAAGATTGTTATGTTAAACTCCGGAAAGGAAGTTAAAAAATCTTCCGTTCTTACAAATGAAGACATTGCTTGGCAAGAAGCAAGACGCCAACGTAAAGTAAAACGTTTGGATTTTGAGATTCGTTGAATCTCTTCTGGAAAGAGTCCGGTTGGTCGAGGACACCGCCTTGAAAGCGGCTGGGGTTAACGCCCTCGCAGGTTCGATTCCTGTTCTTTCCGTTTTAATATTTTCTTCAACACTTTGTTGAAATCAAAACATAGTTGACTAGTTTAGAGTACTCTCTATCATAACTAGTAGTAATCAACCTTAACCGTATGGATCAGCACACCTACGATAATTGGGTGAAGATTAAGGCAACTTTTGAAGCCTCTGGTAATACAAATAATATGTTTTACCGAAGAGCGTGTGAAATCGTCAAAACCAAAAAAGATCCTTTGGATAAATTATGGGGTGCAAAAAAGAATGGATAAAGAATTTGATGAATTGGTGAGTCGTAGTGAAGTCCAGGAGATGATTGATGCTGCTATACGAAGGCACAATCGGAATGCTTCCATTATTTCTATGTGCGTTGGTTGGGTTATCCTTTCTTTATTTGCTGAAGGACTGCTGAGACTTGTAGGTGTTATTCCTCCCATACTGCCATGGTTAAACATTACCCTGAAATAATCGGTATTGTTTTCTTGTTGGTGTTTGCTGCCACAATGTTTTATCAAGGAACTTGTATTATACGAAATCAAAGAGGATACTCTCTTCGTGATTATATGAAACAGGATAGTATAAACATGCGTAAAAGAATCGAAGAACTACTCAAAGACAAATGATAGTTTTTACGGAAGAAGATTTAAAAGAACTGCAAGAAAGAGTTCTTCATCAAAAAATGGAAGAATTTTTTGAAGAACCCTCTACATATGAAGATGATGACGACGGCTGATTGGATAGAGTTCATTGAGTTTTGTACAAAAGAACTTTACTTTTTTATTGCTTTTATGTGTGGACTAATAATCGGATACATTGTTGGTTTTAGAAACGGAGGGATGTAATGAAAACTTCTATATCTGCAACCATACTTTTTTTAGCAATCACTCTATTCATTCAATGGGGTATCACACATGCCTACCCACATTAAACAAAGATATAGTTTTGCGATGACTTGTTTTGTGAGATCTTATGGTAGAAGTGTATTAAATGATTCTTATATCAAACAGTTTTGTAGAGAATGGGCTCAATGGGAAGTAGATGCTCCTCTTGATAATACTGTAGATCAATATTTTCATTACGAATACAAGAACTGGAGGGGAATATAATGTTTCATGTTGTAGAATTTGTATTAAATAGTTGGGTAGGACTTTTTATTATTGGAGTATCCTTGACAACAATTCCAGTCTTGGGTATAATGGCCGTACATCAAAAGAAAAATAACCGGGTTTAGCGCAGTTTGGTAGCGCATCTGCTTTGGGAGCAGAGGGCCGGGGGTTCAAATCCCTCAACTCGGACTCATAAAACTTACTTTATGAACATGAACCAAGAAATTATTGATTTGGAATCTTATACAGTCGAAGACTTTCAAAAAGATTTTGATACTCTAATTAATAGAGTTCAAAATGGAGAATCATTTTTGATTAAAAGTGAACATGGAGAAGCAATCATAGTTCCTTATGAAGAAGTTGTAAAAGTATTTGAAGATGCTGGTGTGGATGAAGAATTGATACGCATCCACACTAATCACGAAGAAGGATCGTAAGTTTGTGGGAGTATAGCTTAATGGTTAGAGCGGGCTCCTTATAAGGGCTTAGTCTGGGTTCAACTCCCAGTATTCCCATCGCTCCTTTAGCTATCTGGTGAAAGCAGCGAACTCATAATTCGCCTCAGGTGGGTTCGATCCCCTCAAGGAGCACTTGACTTTTTCCTTCATTTCCACTATAATACCTAAGTCAACATTCAAAACAATGTCTCTGATTACTAAGTTCAAGAAAGACGTTAGCACTCTGCGTTCTGCTGCTAATGGTGAGTTTTACCTTGATGTAAAGAATCCGAAACTTTATAAAAAGGTTCGCCGCTTCTACGAAAATAACGGCGTTGTATTTTCTGGTGATCCTTTGGATGATTATGATATCCTTATGGATTGCATTCTTCAAGATCTTGAAACTGTTGAGGTCGCATGATAACAACAAGACTTCCCAAGGTTCTTTTGGAACGTGAAGGATATCGATTTATTGAAGCAGGTATTCTTGAGATAAATGGAAAACCAGATTATCGTATGCAAAAGAAAGACTATTATACTCAACGATGGAATGACATTTATCTTTTTGATAATGTTATGCAATGTTCTACTGCAATGGAAGATATTGAATATGCAAAATGGTTAGATCCAGATCGAGTTCCTTGTTATATAAAAGATAGTGAAGAATTTTGGGAAGATTGAAAAACAAAACAATTATTATTGATAATTGTTTAGAATCATCTACTGTTTTAGATTTCAAAAATAATTTAAAACAGGATAATATTCCAGTAACATGGTACATGAAAAAAGATAATCACTTATACAGTGATTATTGTAATCTTCTTTTATTACAGTGCCAAGATTATTATGATCTTTCTGACTGCATTGGGTATGAATTTTGGACTCAAAATAATACCCGACCATCAGATTGGCATTATGATAAAGATGAAGAATACTTAAATAATACTGGATCTTTTAAATTTCCAATATGTTCCATAGTTTATTATCTCAACGTTGATAATATGACTGGTGGTCTTTTGCATTTAGAAGATTGTATTATACTTCCAAAAACAAACAGAATGGTTATTTTTCCTCCAGGAACTATGCATTATGTCGAAGAATTTACTGGTAAAAGAACTTCTATTCTAGTAAATCCTTGGAATTATAATTTAGTCTCGGAATGACATTAAACTTGTCCTGGTGGAGTCAACAAGACCCTTTAAAAATGCTAATGTCTAAATCTAGTATCCTAAGATATCTTGGGAATCTTCTTCTTTTACTTGGTTATCAAATCATGCTATGGGGAAGTTTTAAATATGGTTTGGTTATTAAGTTTATCGGGGGACTTCTTGGTATTCCTTTTGCGATCAAACTTAAACTTTGGGATGTGCTATTTCTAATAGTATTCTTTGGTATTACCGAGATATCAAAATTAACTCAACTTTTCTTGGTTTCTTAAAAT